CTCCTGCACCTTGAGTTACTGCCATTTGATCTACTGTTTTTGGAAAACACTCTAAAAGTTTTATTCCATATCGTCTTTGGTCTTTTTCATCTAATTGGTAAAGTCTTATTTCACCAATATAATCATAATAATATCCTATGGAAAAGTCTTGAGGGTTGTATGCAAGTCTTTGCCATGTGTCAAAAAATTGTTTTTCTTTTTGGTCTGAGGAAAGTCTAAACGTAGAAGAAATATCTCCAAAAGAATAACCATTCACTATTTCTCTTTCAGGCCCATACACATTTGAATCTGGTTGACTATCTAAGTTACGGCCAGGAAATGAGAATGCCTCACACATTAAAGCAGCTTTCTGAACAACTCCTTCTCCAGTATTTTGTGACATAATAGGAGCAAAGATATTGCCAGTTGAATTATTTCCACGATTCCCTGTTGGTGGTGTGATAATTATTTCCCAACGATTTGTTTTTGCAAAACCATCTGTTGAGTGAAATTCAGCTAACATCTCATCTAAAAACTGAAATGCTGTTGTTTCTAAAATTGATTGCAATTGAAACGCCATTATATCATCTTCCTACTATCTTTATAAACGTCCTGTTGAGTACCGTTTTTCCATCTTGCAATAGGAAGAAGTGCTGCAACTGTAAACTCATCTGCATCAACTCTACGAAATCTTGTTTTAACTCTTCCTGCCAAATATCTTTTAAGGGTTGGTTTGATTTCTTTTATATTTTTAAGTTTTGAGTAGTCTGCATCAATAACTGTACTTTCATCAAACTTAGTGTTATTACTAAAATCTACTATACGATCCAACAACTTCAATCTTAACGCCATCGGTAGGTAGTGAAAGTTAACACCTAAAAATCCATCTGGATATCTTTCTATTGGTAACACTAAAGGAAATGTATCATAGTATGGTAATGTCTTTCTACCTTTAGGGTCGTAGAAAAACATATTTAGTCTACCATAATGTGGTGTTCTTGCTTGTTTACCATCACGAATTAAATCCATAGCGCCAGGCTGACCAAATTCTTTGATCTTATCACGATACCACTGAGTAGATTTTGGTCTACCACCAGCTGATTTTACTACGCTTTGTATAAATTTACTTTTTGCCATATTACTATTTATACTTTGGATTCAAGTGATCTTCAGTTAAAACTTTAAATTCCATACCATGATCTAAACAAAACTCAATAGCATGCTTCCATTTAGCTTGATTTATAGTATATGTTTTAACTTCATTAAACCATTTTTTAGTTTTTCTTTTTGGATTTGCTGATGGGGGTTTACATTGATATTTTGGTTTCACCTCAATAATAAATCTTTTCCATTTACCACTTACTTGCTGAACCTTCATGTAAAAATCTGGATAATATCTATGAACTTTATTATCCCACGGCGAGTGATAGGGTATAATAATTTCTTCACTACCCCACTCTAAAACTTTATCATTCATGTCACAATAAACCATAAGTTTACGTTCCCACAAAGAACGATAAATTATCTTAGAGGAGTCACCAACATACTTCTTTGGATTTTTTGGTTTATATTTTCCGCTGTACGCCATATACTTATCTTATAAATAGTTTAAACTGTTATACAGGATTATTTATAAATGGCGTTCAACAATTTTCTAGAGGGTGTTGCGACACAAATCACAAACACTGCATTGAGGAGGGTGGCAGGTAATGTGCCTGGCTTTAATATACCAAATCGTGGTGGTAACTCTTCTGACACTATACCTCTAGCACCATCAAGAAATTTAAAATATCTTAGTTTTCCCTTAGATGTTACTGCTGACCCAGGCCTAGGTAATCAGGGGCATTATATGTTATTTTTTATTAATGAACAACAAAATGCAAAAATACGATTTGGAACAAGAAATAATGCTGTTGTTAAACCACAGAGTCCAATATTTGATAACTTAGATCAGCTGAATGATGCATTTGAAAGAGTTAGAACAGGTGCTGGTGGAAAACTTGAATCTAGATTTAGAAAAGGAAGTACTTTTTATAACACACAATCAGACAGATTTACAAAAGTTGGTATGCAAACACAACCAACAAAAAGATTACATACAGCAATTGCTATGTATATGCCGGCACAGGTTTCAACATCATATGGTGCACAATATACTGATACAGAGATGGGTTCAATCACTCAAGCTGCTCTGGATGCATATGATAGAGTATCAACTGGCCAAGTTGCTGATGCTGTTGGTGCATTGTCTGGTGTTTTACCAGAAGTTGCTAAAAATATAAACAATTTACTACTAGTGACAGCAGGAGCCCTTCCTGGCCTTGGAGGATTGAAAGAAGCAGCGGAAATGAGAAGAGGTTACATAACTTCTAATCGTATGGAACTTGCTTTCAAAGGAATTGATAAGAGAACATTTCAATATGATTTTAAAATGATGCCCAAAAGTGAAGAAGAGGCAAAAGAGGTACGAAGTATTGTTAAAATGTTTAAGGTAAATATGTTACCAGAATATCTTGGTGATGATATTGCTGGTAGATCATTAACAATTCCAAATACCTTTGACATAGAATATAGGTGGAATGGTGCACAAAACCAATTTTTACATAAAATAGCTACCTGTTTTTTAGAAAACATGAGTGTTACCTATGGTGGGGATAGATACAAAACTTATCAAGGAATTGAGGGTGACGGTGCACCACCCATCGAAACCAATATATCACTAACATTTAAAGAAATAGACCTTATCACAAGAAAAGAAGCAGACGAGGGTTTTTAATTATGTACTTTTCTACCATTCCTAAAATATATTATGATTCTGCTGATAATAGAGAACCAAAGATTGTAACCAATCTTTTAAGAAGGGTTGGTGTTAGAGCTAAAGTTAAAACAAATTCACTTTTGTTTGATACTTATAGTGTCAAAGAAGGTGATACTCCTGAATCAATAGCACACAAATTATATGGTGACACTGAACTTCATTGGATAGTAATGTTAACTAATGATGTAGCAGATCGTTATCATGGTTGGCCAATGGCAGAGTCACAATTTAATTCTTACATAAATCAAAAGTATGTTGACTCAGATGGAAATCCAAATCCTAGTGGTGTTCATCATTATGAAATTGAACAAAGCTCTGGTGATACATCATTAAAAATTGAAGTTACTGATTTAAGTAACTATCCAAATGCAACTACGATAACTAATTATGAGTATGAATTAAAGCGTCAAGATGAGTTAAGACAAATTAAATTACTTGATCCTCAATTTGTAAAATTGTTTATTGAGGAATATGAAAATTTGATGAATGAAACGAGTGTATAATGGCAGGATTACAGTATGCTGGAGAGTTTGATTTAGAAAAATGCGAGTTGATTTCTTCAGCTGGTGTTACGGTGGACATATCAGCAATTATTGTTGAAATTAATATTTTTGAGGATATTTTTTCACACTCCTTGAATGGAAGTATAATTATAGGTGATACTAATAATTTAGTCGATAATATGCCTATAGTTGGTCAAGAATATATTTCTTTAAAAATCACAACGCCTGGCCTATCTGACCCCAAAATAGATTTTTCAGAAAATGTTTTTTGTGTACATGAAATAGGTGTGCGTGAACCAGCCTCAACATCTTCTGAGTTAGTTGAACTTAAAATATGCACACCAGAACTTTTAAGAAATCATAGAACAAGAGTGTCAAAATCATATGAAGAAACAGTAGACAAAATTGTACAATCAGTATTAGAAAATCCAAAATACATTAATACTAAGAAGGATATATATGTAGAACCAACTCAAGGTATCAGAAAACTGATATCACCAAATAATCACCCATTTGATTTTATAAGAAATTTGACAAGAGAATCTATAAGTGTAAAAAATAATTCTCCACACTTTTTATTTTTTGAAAATATGCAAGGATATCATTTCAGAAGTTTACAAAGTTTATATGAGGAAGGTGTACAAGGAGAATTTCATTGTGGAGATAAAGCTTCAAATGAACAATATTCTAGTTCATCTGATGCAGGTAAAATAATACAATCATTTAAGAGAGCTATTACATATCAAACCCCTGGCAAAAACAGATCATTATATGATATAAAGGGTGGAATGTTAGGTTCTACCTTAATTATGCATGATATCTATAATAAACGCTATAAAAAATCAACATTTAGTTACTTTGAGAATCATGATGATTTTCAAAGAATAGAGGGTAATACAAAATATAATGATGTATTGATAGATGATATAAATGATGTTGGAAGCTTTACTGATTCAAGAATATTTTTACACCCAACCAGTGTTACAGAGGATGATAAAGATTCACAGTATATCGTAGTACCTACTACAGTTGAAGAATTAACTGATTTAGGAGTTGATAGAGGTTTGGCTGTAGCAGAGGTTGAAAGACAAGAAAAAGAAATAGCAGAGGGAAATAAGGACTATATGTCTAACAGAGCAGACAAATGGTTACTACATAGACAACAAAGGTTGCATGAGTTAAACAACGGAGCAATTATAAATATGTCTGTAAATGGAAACGCTTCAATAACGATAGGTCAAGTTATAAAAATATCAGTTCCCATAAGTGGCGCAGACCACGAAAAAACAGGTGGTACTTCAAAACACCAATCAGGCTTATACCTAATAAGTAAAGTCAGACACCTTTTTTCACCCCCAACACGAACTCACAGGATACACATACAAGCTACAAAAGATGCATCACCAATCGAACTCGAAAAAAAGGGCTCAGGTGCTGAACCTAAAAAAAGTAGTAAATCCACAGTGTATCAATTATAAGAAAGGAGTATACTCTATAGTAAATTATATCATGTCAACAAATCTCATAAAAGGATGATATTAAAATGTCAAAAGCAAAAAACTCGCAAAAATTGAAAAAATTAAACTTTACAAACAGAGAGAGAAGGATTGAACCAATGACGGTAAATGATAAATACTTACTGAAAACTATAGAGAGTATAAAACATGAAAACATTCAGCGCACTACAGGAAGGGGTTTACGATCCCAATATACTTAAAGCATTCTTTCTAGCAGGTGGCCCTGGCAGCGGTAAATCATATGTTGTCAGGCGTACCACTGGTGGTCTTGGAATGAAAATTGTTAATTCAGATAATGCTTTTGAGAAGCTTCTGAAAGATGCTGGCCTTTCTCTAAAGATGCCCCCAGAGGAAGAAAAACCAAGAGATGTTGTTCGTACCAAGGCTAAAGCAATAACTAAATCTCAACAAAAAAACTATGTTGAGGGTAGACTTGGACTCATCATTGATGGCACAGGAAGAGACTTTGAAAAGATTGCTAAACAGGCTAGAGAGTTACAAGGATTGGGTTACGATACACATATGATATTTGTAAACACTTCTTTAGATACTGCTTTAGAAAGAAACGCAAAAAGAGCTCGTAGTGTTCCAGAACCAATTGTTGTTAAATCATGGAAAGATGTTCAATCAAATATTGGTAAATTCAGTCAATTTTTTAGACGTAATTTTATTGTTGTAGATAACAATGATGCTGATGAAGATGTGTTTGGTAAAGTATACAAACAGGTAATGCACTTAGCAAAGGCTAAAGTTCAGAATACTCTTGGTAAGCAGTGGATTTCAAACGAATTAGCAAAAAGAAGCAGATAGCCCTTGACATCGCTATTATAGCATGGTATAGTTAATAGTAATTGTGGGAAAGGTTATCTATGAATGATATGCTATTACAAAACTATGAAAAAATGGTGTTAAAAGACTCTATTTCTGTTATACATTGTGCGTTTGGGGATGTTCCTTACGTTGTTGCTACAGTTAGTGTTGATAAAAATTTATCTGATATACAAAAATGCGAAAAAGCTTTTATGTTAACTAACTCTATAGACGATGCATGGTGGAATAATAAAGACGTAAATCCTTTGTTTCCAAATGAAGGTTGTCGGTCAACTAGTGTTGGTGACCAAGTATTAGTTGGTAATACAAAATATGTATGTGCTAACTTTGGGTGGGAAAAACTTACCTAAATAGTCACATGAAAATTCCTGTTAAAATAACAAGCTCTGCTAAAGAGTATTTGTCTATTATGACAGAACAGAACAGAAAACCATATGTACGATTAAGTGTATCTGGTGGTGGTTGTTCTGGTTTTCAATATGATTGGGATTTTGTTGACTCAAATCAAGGTGGTACACTAATTGAGGACTTACTAATTTTAGATAGTATGGCCGAGATGTTTGTTATTGGTTGTACAGTAGATTACATAACAGAACTTGGTGGATCATATCTCAAAGTAATAAACCCAAACGCTAAAGCATCTTGTGGATGTGGTGAAAGTTTTGCGGTGTAGGAGCAGAATATGTATGAATATAAATGTAATTTAGTAAAGGTTGTTGATGGTGATACCATTGATGTTGATATTGATTTAGGATTTGGTGTTTGGATGCAAAACCAAAGAATTAGAATGTATGCTATCGACACACCAGAATCACGAACATCTGATGATGTTGAAAAAGTCTATGGTAATGCTGCTAAAGATTTTTTAGTTAAGTGGACAAATTCTGGTGATTTAACACTTAAAACATTTAAAGATGGTAAGGGTAAATATGGTAGAATACTTGGTGAAATTTGGTATGCTGGAGAACATAATATTAATCAGTTGTTGGTTGACAATCATCATGCAGTTCGATATCATGGACAATCAAAAGATGATATTGCAGAAGAGCATCTAGCAAATAGAGAAAAACTTAATCTGACCTAGATACTTTACTTTTTTCGTATTTTTCACGTTGAGCAATTTGGTTTTTAAACATATCTTGTACTTCTGGTGCATTATCTGTATATCTAAGAAATTCACCAATTCCTGTCCACGCATTTCCTAAGTAAAGTAATTGATTACTTTTATACAATCTTCCTTTGCCATAATCGTGTAAGTAAATAAAATCTTTGTATTTGTATACCATTACCTATTTGCCGCAAGATATATTAAGAAAACAATAAATCCACCAATTACCAGAATAAGAGCTCCAACGGCAAGCATTTCAAAAAACTGTTTACGTCTTTCTGCTTGAGCGTAAATAGTTTCTTGTCGTTTCTTTCTTATACTTGCTTCAGTCTTTATCAACTCATCCCAAGCACTTGGCCCGCGAGTTGCAACAATTATTTGTCGTAATTCTTCTCGCATATCTTCTGCTTTTTTCTTAGCCATAAAGATTTGCATAGCTTCTTCTTCTACCGATCCAGATGCGAACACTTTTTTAAACAGAGGGGGTTTTTTATTCATCTCCTCTGCTTTTTTGATGTCACTAACAGCACCCATCCATTTACCTAGAGTACCTGCCATATCTTCTATGTTACGCCCTGCACCAATAGCAGATTTTACAGCATTAAATGCACCAGTAGCGATACTTATTGCACTGATTGGATCAATCATAGACTTTTACCTTCCCTATCTCTATATATTTTGGAACGCAATACGCTTCACCATTTATTTTGCTTACATATTCATTGCATCTATCAATATCCCAGAATGCCATATCCAGCTCTAATATCGCTACACCATTGCCTAGATACACTAGTATCAAAAACAAATAGGCCATATATTCTGACTCTCTCCAAAACTACTACTATTTATAAAAAAAGCACTTGACAAATGCCTAAATATAGTGTACTATGGTAGCAAATAGTGTAGGAGTGAAGAAATGGGTGAAATGAGACAATTAGACCCAAGACAACAATTACTTGTCATACTCATGGAAGAGTGTGGCGAACTAATTCAAGAGTGTTCTAAGAGTTTACGAAAGGGTGAACTTTTTGATAGACAGACTTTTAAGGATGAAGTTGGCGATGTCTATACTATGATAAACCTTCTGCATGAATGGGATGTTATCTCATGGAATGATATAGAAGAACGAGAACAATATAAACGCAATAAACTTTCAAAGTGGTCTGACTTGATAGAAGAATGGGAAATAGGAGAAGAATAATGAAAGAAGTAGGACAAAAAGAAGTACTTAGTGAGTATATACAACAAACACACGATCCGCAATATACAACACCTGTTTTGGATTTAGCCACATATACCAAAAAGGGTCAATTGTGGGAAGTGATGTTTCAAGAAGAAAGTATTGGTTCATTTAAAACTGAGGAAGAAGCACAAGCAAAAGTGGAGCAGTTGTTAAGTGAGCATTGAACCAAAATATTATGATAATTTTTTAGAAGAGCATGTTGCTCAACTTATTGATTTTCAACTAAGAGAAGTATCATGGAAGTATGATTACGACTCCGTAAAAAATGGTATTAACAAACATTGGCACGTTTTCTGTGGCCATGATGAAGGTGAACTACAAGATTTTGGATATGACATATCTGTGATATGGGATCAGGTAAAAAATAAGTTTCCAGAATATAAGCTAGAACGTGCATATTTAAATGCACACACTCATGGTATAGAACCACACATTCACAGAGATGATGGTGATGTTACCTTTATATATTATCCAAGAATGGATTGGCGACCACAGTGGGGTGGTGGCACATCAGTATTTGATGAAAACTATAATGTTATTCTTCATGCTGGATACAAAGGTAATAGAATAATTAATTTTGAAGCACACTCTTTACATCAGGCTCAACCTGTTAGTAGAGAGTGTTATCAATTAAGAACTTGTATAGTATTTAAAACAAATAAAATGGAGGAAGTATGAACTGGAAACAAAAAATCTTAGGTGTTGGTGTTGGACTACTGTTAACAACTACAGCCCAAGCAGGGGATTTAAATGTTGTGGGTGTTCATGTACATGATCATTACAAAGACATACTAAAACGTCAACCTCATCAAGTGGAAGTTTGTTATGATAAACGAACAAATGGTAGTGCAGGTGAGGGAGCTTTACTAGGGATGATACTTGGTGGTACAGCAGGTAAAGCACTTGGTGGAGATGATAAAGGTGCTGCTGTAGGAGCTATTATTGGTGGTATTATTGGAGCTGACAAAGCACAAAAAAATAATGGTGGTGTAAGAACAGTTTGTCAAATAGAAAATCGTTATACAGAAACAAAACAAAGAATATATTCACATAGTACAATTGTTTTTAGACACAACGGAACAGAATATAGACTTAGATTTGATAAAAGATATCCATAAAAAGTCATAACGAGTATGCTGAATCAGCAGTACTAATTTAACCTTAAACAATATAAATAAAATCGAACAGGGAAACCCACTCTGTTCGATTTTTTCATCAGAGGAGAATATTATGTCAGTTGCAACAGCTGTGTACGACCAAACTTGCCATATTTGTGAGATAATTAATAAACACGTTAAGACTTTTTTTCTTAACCTTCAAAGAGGTAGACAATTATCTGCCAACAGTGAAATATTTAAATATCAAATGCATTGGGATAATGACAAAGATTATTATCTGTCTAGAATGAATGAACACACAAATAAAGAGTTTGATCTTAAAATTAAAAGACTATGGGATAAACCTGTAGAATACGATGGACTATAGATTAATCTAAGTATTCAATTAGTTCCTGATAACCGCCTATAAGCTGTTCCTTATAAAATATTTGAGGAACAGTTTTGGCAAAACTTTTAACAAATTTTTTTGCCTCATCATCTTCATCAATGGCAATTTCAGTATATTTTTGAGAATGTTCTTTTAATAACTCTTTGGACATCTCACAAAACCCACAAGATTTTTGGGTATAAATTACATACACATTTTCACTCCTGTATAAAAAAAGACCTCATATAGAGGTCTTTCTTTTTATTATATAGTGTATTTAATAATTAGAAATTAAATGAAGCAGATAAAGAAATGTCACTGCGTTTCTCTGCCTCTAGGTCATAGTTCCAACCTAATTCTAAATCCATGTTATCTGATAGATTGTAAGTTGCACCAAACTCTAGGACAGGTAGATGATTAAGCTCATCAGTAATGTCAGAAGTTGTACCAACATTTTCCCAAAGGTTAAGTGTTGTTCCTACTTCAAGTTCAAAGTTTCCAAATCCATTATAAGAAAGTTCTGGATTGATTGTTGCAACAGTTGTTTCTGCATCAACTTTGTATGTTGTTTTAACTTCTGTATCGAGTGAAATATTGCTGCCTAGTTCTGCACTGTGCACAGTTTGTGCAAAACCAGCCGTAAGTGCCACCGCAGCGGCAAGTTTATAAAGGTTCATAAAAGTCTCCTGTAATTTAATGAATAACAATGTTATTTAGTCCTTGACACAGCCATTAATTTGTGTTATATTAATAGAAATTAAAGTGTGATATATATACATGGAGAATCAGTAAATGAAAATAACACAGCCAGTAAATGTAATTATAGAACATTTACCTAATTATGAAGTTTTAAATCCATTATTAGAAAATGATATTAAGGATGCTGGTGATATTACAGGTGGTCGTTCAGCTGCAAAATGCTATCGCACAAGATGGGATATGCATGAGGTATATCCATCATTTAAAAAACTTACAGATGGTGTACTTGAGGTTGTTAAGAGAGCTTGTGGCCCTTCTACAGATGAACAGGGCAACCCCAAAGACTATATTTTACGAACACATGATTCTTGGGGATTAATATATAAAAAGGGTGATATCACAACTGCACATCAACACTATCCTTGCTTGTGGAGTTGGACATACTGTGTGAAGGCGTGCGAGTTGTGTTCTCCACTCGTTTTTCCAACATCAGAAGGAAAAGAAGAAATTGAACCAGAAGATGGACAACTAATAATCTGGCCATCTCATGTACTTCACGAAGTACCAAAACAACTATGTGACCACGAAAGAATTATGATCGCTGGTGACGTGCTATTTGATAGGTGGGCATAAATGGAACTAATACCAAGACACTTCCCAAACATCGGTGTTATTGAAGGAAAATTACCAGAGGATACTGTAGATGGTTTTTGGAAACTCATTGAAGAGTCAAGAAAACAACCAGAAGATATGAAGCCTGAACTTGCAGGTAATATCAGTTCATCAATTCGATTGGACGGCAGTTCTCCATTGGTCGAAGACTTTGTAAAAAATGTTATACCAATATACATTGCACAGACTATCAAATCATATGGGCCTCCTTACAGAACCACAATGAAAGAAGGTCAGGGATGGAACTTAGAAAGTCTTTGGGTTAACTTTCAAAAGAAACATGAGTTTAATCCGCCACACGATCATTCTGGTGTGTATAGTTTTGTGATATGGATGCAGATACCTACATCTTATGAGGAACAAAAGAAACTTCCTATTTGTGCTGAATCAAATGCACATGGTAGTATATCTAACTTTGGATTTCACTATACAAATTCATTGGGTAATGTATCTCAGTTTTTTTATAACATGGAGAAAGAAGCAGAAGGTTACATGGTCATGTTTCCATCACAAATGAAACATGAAGTCTTTCCCTTCTATGAAAACGATGGTGAGAGAATATCAATCTCAGGAAATATAGATATACAATGACACCAAGAGAAGAAGCACAAGTAGAAGCAGAAAAAACATTTGAAACATTTGTAATATACAGTAAAAAGGCTGTGATGTGGATTATATTCGGTTTGGTTGTTGTAGTTGTAGGATGTAACAGTGGTGTTGATGGAACACAAGGTGGTTATAATGGTGAACAATATAATCCATCTAACATAAATGTGAGTAAAAACAAATGAAGTGGTTTATTTTAGTTATTATGTCAGTTACAACTGGCGAGGTAGATAATGGTGATAGAGATACATATTTATTTACGAGTCCAACATTTGAAACATACGATGAATGCGTAAGTCATGTTATGAATCCAGAGAACGTACCATTTATAACTCATAAAATAATTATAAATTATGGATTTCGTCCTATAGAAAATATTATTTGTGTAGATCAAACTAAAATTAAAAAACATATTTTAAAAGAACAGGACGTTTAAATGTTAATAAACGATGATGTAAAATTAGACTACTCAGACGTTTTAATTAGACCTAAAAGATCAACACTCAAGTCACGCAAAGAAGTTGATTTATTCAGAACAACTAAGTTTAGAAATGCAAAAATAGATGATGAACCAGTAGAATATCTTGGTGGTATTCCCATTATGGCTGCAAACATGGATGGTGTTGGCACATTTGAAATGGCAGATAAACTTACTGAACTAAATATTTTTACCTGCTTAATAAAAACTTACGAAGTAAATGAGTTGGTAGAATTTTTTGATTGTGTAAATCCAGACCTTAGACATAACCGCAGAGAAAATATTGCTATGTCAATTGGTGTAACAAATAAAGATTTACACAAATTCAGAACTGTTTATGAACTAACAAATGGTGGAATTAAATATCTTTGTGTGGATGTTGCAAATGGTTACACAGAAATGTTTAGTGACTTTATCTATCAGTTAAGACTCAATCATTCAGAACTCGTTATTATAGCAGGTAATGTAGTAACAGGTGATATGACACAGGAGTTGATTTTAAATGGGGCTGATATTGTTAAAGTTGGTATTGGCCCTGGCAGTGTTTGCACTACTCGCATACAAACAGGTGTTGGATATCCCCAACTATCTGCTGTTATGGAATGTTCTGATGCTGCTCATGGTCTTGGCGGCCACATCATTGCTGACGGGGGATGTACTAGTTCTGGTGAAATAGCCAAAGCTTTTGGTGGTGGAGCAGATTTTGTTATGCTTGGTGGAATGTTAGCTGGTCATATTGAAGGTGGTGGAGAAGTTATCACTAAAATTTATGAGACAAATGAAGTTAAGTCAAAAGGCGGGAACTCTTTTGAGGGTCGTTTTTATGAACCAGTATATGAACAAAAACTAATTGTAAAATTTTATGGTATGAGTTCGGAGACAGCAAATGAGAAACATTTCGGTGGACTTAAAGACTACAGAGCCGCAGAGGGAAAAGAAGTCCTTGTTCCCTTCAGAGGAAGTATTGGAACTACTGTGCATTCTATATTGGGGGGCATCAGATCAACATGCACATATGTTGGAGCAAGACGAATAAAAGACTTGTCAAAATGTACAACATTTGTTAGAGTCAATGATACGCATAATAGAATCTATGGGTGAATTATTTCTAATGATTATATTACTGGTAATTTATTTTATCGGTTTTTTTGCGGGTAAAGGTTGGGAACGTAGTACATGGGAAGAAAGAATTTCAGAAGAACCAAAACCAAAAAAAGCAAGAAGATAGAGAATGATTAGTCGAGAAGACATAATACGAATGGCAACAACCAAAGAACAGAAAGAATATTGGGATATAGATGATGAAAGCAATGACAGACAAAAAGAATTGGGTAGAACCGAAGATATACGACAAGAACCCAAACATGCTAGTTCCATACTACTTGATGCATTCCTATCTTTACTACAAAGAAGATAACCCAATCATATCAGACGGTGAATACGATTCTATCTGTAAACGTCTGCATAGTGAATGGGATAATGTAGAACACTTTCACAAACATTTAATAGATAAGGAAATGCTTATTGCAGGTACAGGATATACACTAGAATATCCAAATCGTGTTATTGACGCTGCAAAGCTTTTGAAGGAAAATAATGAATGAAACAGACTA